TGCTATTGTAAAAGCAGTGGCAGCAAGTCCCCTAACAAGTGGATTACCATTCTCTGCCATTGCAGGAGCAATAGGAGTCTCACAAGCCATGGCAATTGCCAATCAGCAATATCAAGGAGGCACAGCACCAAGTCTTCCTCAGTTAGGGGGTGGAGGATCAGCTGGAAGTTTGACAGGAGAAAGTGCATCCTCATTCACAGCCAATACCAATACTCAGACAACTGACTTGACAACATTAGGGCAAGGATCACAATCAGGGATTCCAATCTCTCAAGTGGTAGTGCTTGAATCAGACATCACAGGAACACAAAATAAGGTGAGATTACAAGAGGCGAAAACCAGCTTTTAAAAACTCAGCTCCAGCCTTTGAAAGAAAGGCCTCTCCAGTCGAAAAGCATCCATAAGTTTTCAGGAACTCGGATGCTTTTATCACATCAGGTCTATGGATTTTTACATTATCACCAGGCACAGCATTACATTTGTAGACATTGAGATATATGCTCTTGATAAAATGGTTACCATCTTGCCAATTGATTTCATTAAACAGCTTGATTAATTTCTCTGAGCTCATCTTGACAGGCTGATGACATTCAAAATTGTGGATTGTAAACTTGTTATGCATCAAAAATTCAACAGTATTCCTGGCAGCCTCTTGATAATGGGGAGGATGATTGGCATTGACTTGCAACAATCCTTTGAAATATGCCACATTAGGATTCCAAATCTCTGAGATATAAAAATCATCATTCATATAAATGAATTCTCCTCCAATAGTCTTGGCAAAAGTTAGAATTCTGTTAGTGACATCAATGCCTCTGATGTTATTGAACTGTTGACAGGGTATGTTGAGAGCTCCATCCACAGCATCTCCAATGGTATAAATGGTGGCATCAGGATAAACTCTCTTGATCCATGCAATTGATTGCTTGATATCAAAGTGATCAGGGCTCTTCTTGTATGGATAAACGAAAACCATCGAACAAATATACATAATATAAATATGATACAAAGATTCAATCAAGTGACCTTTGCTCCAGGTGTAAAGCATTACACAAGGGATGGTAAATTGTACACAGGGCCAACTCACATGAACAATGGAAGGTTGATGACAGGAGGCACACATTCAGCAGATAGTGAATATCTATATCATGAGGATGAACTTAAGAAATTAGAGATGAGTGCTAAGTTTGATTCAGATGAATTTGCCAAATCTTATAAAGTATTAAACAGAGAATTGCCAATTTATGAGATTATGATTGATCTGAATGATCCAGATACAAGCGTATCTTTCAATTCATTGGTTGTGCATCCAGCACATGAGAAGATGTTTAACACATTCTCAAAGCAAGTGAAATATCAGTTCAATGATGATGAGCAAATCATCACAGGAATTGCCATCTCAGCAGATACTCCAATTTATAGGAGAGAAGAGCAAAGCAATGAGGAATATTATGTTGTGTTTACTCCCAAGGCAATCAAGGATATTGTCTTTGATTATGCCAGAAGGAACAATTTCAACAATGTCAACCTTGAGCATGATGAGACAAGAGTGGTTGATGGGATATTTATGGTCATGAGTTACATCATAGATGAGGAGAAAGGATTCACAGCTCCAGAGAGATTCAAAGATGCAACCAATGGCTCTTGGTTAGTTAGTTATAAGGTAACTGACAAGGAAGTTTATGAGGCTGCAAAGAATGGAGTCTTTAAAGGCTTCTCTGTTGAGGGTGTATTCAACCTGATTGAAACAGGATCAAGCATGGAGGAGGAGTTTATGAGCCAACTGTACACAGAACTCAAGAAAGTAAGTGAATATATAATTTTTTTTAATGACTATCCAGATGCAGTAGTAAACAATGCAAAGAGAGGGATTGAATTGAATGAAAAAAATGGCAATAAATGTGCAACAAGAGTGGGCAAATTAAGAGCCACAACATTATCCAAGCGAGGCAATCTCAGCCTGTCAACAATTAGAAGGATGTATTCTTATCTCTCAAGAGCTGAGACATACTATGATCCCAATGATACATCAGCATGTGGCACGATCTCATTCCTGTTATGGGGAGGGCTTGCTGGCAAGAGATGGGCAGAGGCAAAATTGAAAGCTGCTGGAATTTTAGAACAGTAACACATAATAAATAAATACAATATGAATACTAATTTCAAGAAAGTGATGGACTTGCTAACAGATATAAAATCAGCATTCCACAAAAAAGAGGCATCCAATTTCATGCAAGCAACATTGACTGATGGTACAACTGTCATTGAATATGAGGCTCTTGAGGTAGGTGTGCCTGTGTTTGTTGTGGCTGATGGTGAAATGATACCAGCTCCAGAGGGCACACATTCTTTGTCAGGCGACATGGAAGGTGTCTCAATAGTTGTTGATGCAGCTGGTGTGATCACAGAGGTGATTGACACAAGAGAAGATTCATTAAAGAAAGACATGGAATCTCCAGATTATTTTGATTCAATATCAGCTGAGCAATTGCCAGGAGTATTGGAAAGACTTACTGAGTTGATTGCTGCTGAGACAGGCTTGGAAATGGGCAGAGCCTATGACATAGCAAGTGCTGTTGTTGCAAATATCAATGATTCAACTGAAACAGTAGTTGAGGCAGAGGCTACATTCTCAGCACAAGATGCAGAGAACATGATCAATGCAAGGTTAGAAACATTCACCATGGCTGTCGAAAGTCTTGTTGAAATGACAAAGGCCATTGCAGATAATAACACACAAATTAACAATGAGTTATCTTCTCTAAAAAGTGAATTCGAGACTTTTAAAAGACAGCCATCAGTTGAGACAAGAGAGAATGAGAAATTCTCAAGAGTTGGTAACTTGACAACCAGACAAGCATTTTTACTAAAGAATAAATAATTAATACAATGTCATTAAAAAGAACAATTAAAGAAAAGTTTGACTACGATGTGTCAGGCTTAGCAGCTTATGTAGATGAGCAAAGAGAGTCATTAATCGTGAGAGCAGTCACTGAGGCTACAACATTACAGTATATTACAATCCAAGAGGGTATCAAAGGATCTGAGGATTTAAAGTTGATGGATGATTCAATCGTATATCAGACTGGTGACTGTAATATGACTCCAAATGGAGACACAATTTTCACTGATCGTGTAATTGCAGTTGAGACTCTTGGATACATGAAGTCATTTTGTAACAAAGATTTGGCTGGATTCTGGACACAATTAGGTTTAAGACCAGGAGCAATGGCAGAAGATCAGACTCTTCCATTTGAGCAACAAATCATTGACTATCTTTTGAGATTACATGCAAGAGAATTAGATTCATTAATTTGGAAAGGTAACAAAACAACAGGAACAGGCAACTTGGCCTTCATGAATGGCTATCGTGAATTCTTAACAACTGCAAATGGTTGTGTGGATTTGAACACATCAGCTGTTGCTACATTATCAGCATCAAATGCTTATGATGTTTTTTATGAGTCTTTTGAAAACACACCAGCAAACATTGCTGAGCAAACAGATTTCTTATCTTTCTGTGGTCGTGAGTCTTTCAATTTCTTAATCAAGAATTTGGTTGACTTGAATTTCTTCCATTATTCTCCAGCACAAATCGCAACATTGAGTGAAGTGATTGTACCAGGAACAAACATGAGAGTAATCAAGACAAATGGATTGAATGGTTTGGATAACATATACACAGGTCGTGCATCTGAGTTTGTTTTCGGAACTGACTTGAGATCAGACTTTGACAACTTTGAGTTATGGTATTCACAGGATGATGACCTTCTTTACATTCGTTCAAAATTCAGAGCTGGTGTTCAGGTGCCTTTCTTGAATCAGATCGGAGTATGGAATGGAACAGGATCACCTAACTAAATAATTAACGAGAGGAGGCAACTCCTCTCTTTTATTCATAATTTAAAAACTTAGAAAAGTGAGCTGCAATATGACAACTGGGTACAATGATCGTACCTGTACCAATGGAAAAGGTGGTATAAAAAGTGTGATACTATTCCCTTTGGGAAACGTGACAAGTTCAAACATCACTGCAAATGAGGTTGATGCCTTGGTTGTATCTGGTGAGGTATTTGTTTACAAGTTAAAAAGCAACTTGTCAAGCTATACATCACCAATATCAGTCAACAAAGACAATGGAACACTGTTCTATACTCAGACATTGACAATGATCTTGGCATCAGATACAAAAGAATTGAGATCAGAGATTCATCTCTTGGCTCAGAATGAAGTGGTTTGTCTTGTTGAGAAAGCATCAGGAGAATATGTTGCTCTTGGATTTGGCGAAGGATTACAAGTGGGTGATGGATCATCTTATGGATCTGGAGTTGTCAAGGGTGATCGTAATGGTCATGATCTTGTATTGATGGGAATGGAGAATGATGAGGTGCCAGATGTGGATCCTGCTATCATTGCAACATTGTTATCACAACAATCTCCTTCAATTTAAGAAGTGAGTTAATTTAATAATTCAAGGGAGGGAGGAATCCTTCCCTTTTTTTTTATAACTTAGTTCTATGAAAATAAAAGCAGAAAAAATCGGCAGCAAGTCTTGGAGCAAGATGCTGAGCAGATGGATAAAAATTGAGGAAGGGAAAGAAGATTTATATGTTTCCTTGGGCTTAATTGATATCTTTGAGAAAGACAAACCTAAATTGATAAAGGATGTTAAGAATACAAAAAAACTCAACGACATCATTGATAGTGACAGTGACCGAACTGACGACAGTGAGTCCAGTCCATTATCTTTTTGAGTTTGAGCATCAGCAATCTTTTGATAAGGAATATTGCATCCTTACAAATATCTCAACAAACACAGAGAGATATGATGAATTCTCTCTTGTTGATGGTGTGGATGTAACTTTCCCTTATGATGGATACTATATTTACAGAATTTATCAACAAACATCATCAGTGAATCTCGATCCTGAGCTATCTGATGGGCTTGTTGAGGAAGGCAGAGCTCATGTATTTGAAACTGATTCACCTTCCAATGAATACAATGAACAAATAATTGTTAATATCTATGAGTGATTTAGTTAAAATGACAAGCCTATCCTTTAAGAAGGATTACATCAAGCCTGATGAGGAGAAAGATAAACAACTTGGTTTCATTAAATGGGGCAAAAAGAATAATTATCCATTCTTTTTAGTTGACTTATTGAATGGCAGTGCTTGGCATGCTGGAATCATCAAGAATAAAACATACTATATTGCTGGAGGAGGCGTTGAAATTGTCTCAGGCAACATGCAACCATTCATTGACAACTCATATTCAGAATATGACATGAATGAGATTGCTGAATTATTGGCTTATGACTATGAAATCTTTGGAGGATTCTGTGTGATAGGCACATGGAACAGAGATGGATCAAGAGTTGCCGTTTGGGAACATCTTGACTTGGATCTTGTCAGAGTGGATGCATCTGAAAGGATATATTACATCAGTGATGATTGGACTGCCATGCAGCAGAGTGCTGAGAAAACAAATCTCAGATCTATTCCAGCTCTTGACATGAGCAACAAGACAGGCAAGTTCATAATATACTACAAAGATCCTGTAAAAAGAACAAAGACAGAGCAAGGAATTTATCCAAAGCCTCCGTATTATGGTGGCATAACAGCCATTCAGACAGATGTGGACATCTCAAGATTTCACATGCATGAGATTGCCAACTCTTTTAAGGGAGGCACAATGATCTCCTTTTGTGATGGATATCCTGAGACACAAGAAGAGGCTGAGAATATCAAGGCCCAAGTCAAAGGCAGAACACAATCTGTTGAGGATGCTGGAGAGATCATCATCACTTTCAGTGATAGCAAAGATAAAGCTCCAATAGTACAGAGCTTAAATGGCAATGACCTGGATAAGCGTTATGAGACAACAGAGCACAGTGTGCAACAAAATATATTAGTATCTCATTCAGTTGTTGCTCCATCTTTATTCGGAGTGGCTCCAGAGGGATCATTCAACGCAGCTGAAACAGCTGATCTCTTTGAGGTATTTAAAAGAACTTATGTTGATGCAAGACAAAGGAGATTGGAGTGGATGCTCAATCAAATGAGTGAACTTGGAGGATATATAGGACAGGTAAAATTGAAAGATGTATCTCCTCTTACAACATCTCAGGCACCAGCTGAGGCTGTTGCTCCTGTGGGAGAGATACCA